TAAGCACCTGTCCAGCTGTGCCAAAGTTGTTACTTGCTACAACAGCATACTCAGCGGGGTACGTGACAAAGACGTCTTTGGTGCCTGCGGAAAATGAAACAAGCGAGCCAGCGTTGCTGGACTCTAAAACAGTGTCCCGACTAAGCGTAGTTCCGGAAGACGTATACGTGCCAATGCCGACCTCCCACTCCGTAGAGGGGGACTGACCAACAATGGCGTAGTAGGTTACGTTGGCATTGCCAACAACCGAGAAAGACTGAAAGCCGGAGACAGCCCCGGCTAGTGTTATGGTACCCGTACCCGTGGAGGTCGTGGTTTCCTTGACCCTGTCCTTGAGTACGAGTGCCATAAATTACGCCTGTTCTAACTGAGCCTCTGCAAACCAGCGTTGCGTGGTGTTGCCATCAGCATCGATCCACTCAATCAGGTAGAAAAAGTTGCCGTCTTCGTCCATGCGCAAAGCTTGAACTGCGCCTTCTGGGATGACCGCGATCAATTTGACGTTATCGCCTTTTTTAAACATTGTTGCCATGTTGAACTCCTAATTAGGTTGCTGTCAAGCTGAATTGGTAAGTCACGTTCAATGTATCACCTGACACCACCGAGCGATCGCCGGGAGATGTAAAGTCAGAGGCAGAGAACAAGGTGCCGGTAGTACCGGACTTGGTGCTGTTGCTGATCAAAAACGCGCCAGCAATTGTAGAAGTGGCGTTGATCGAAAACGAAGCAGGGGACGCGGAGTTAGTCTGCACGGATGGGTTGGCTGTGGTGGCCGTACCAAATGTAGCCGCTGGGCGCGTAGCGTTGCTGTACCCGACGTTTTCAGTCCAACCAGCGTGAGAGGAGGCGGTGTCGCCAGCCGCAATCGTAGTGCCGGAACCCGGACCAGTTATCAGACCAATAAACCATGTTGCGGTGTACGAACTACCCGCAAAGTACTTAGCGTTCATGTCTTGCAGACCGACGTTCACCACCAGGTTGTGAGAGCTTTCTTCCCACTTGAGTTTGCCGTCTTTGTCGAAGCACTGGAGTGTGTAGACACCACCTGCGCCGACGCCCTCAGTTACTGGCTTGGCTAAGGCCAGTGCTGAACCAACGAAATCGTTGGATGATGCTTGATTTTCTAACATTTGGTGCTCCTTTTAAGCAGATGGGTCAATTCCCTAATAACAAGATTTTTACACAATTCTGATAATCGCGCTAGTAGGCTCGTCAGGGGGAAAAATAACAGTGAAGGTGCCGTTGTTAGAGACTTTTGGGCCTCCAAAATCCAGCACGCACACCGCCGGGTTCCCAGCGGCCGAATCGTTGTAAATCAACGCGCCGGAAGCTGTGATGGTTGCACCTGTAAATGACAGGTCAACGAAATCCGTCAACGCTGTCGTTCCAGAGCTTGTAGGGGTAACACTGGTCAAAACGCCTCCGCCAGCAGCGTAGGTGCCGGAATCAGGCACCTCGTTGCTTGCTGTGTAAGCCGTTGTGGCAGCATCAAACGTGGCGCTGCTGTTGTATAAGGCCAGTTTAAAGGTGCTTCCAGTGCCAGTCGTGAAGTTGTGAACGGCGCGAAGCAGCTCCACTTTAAAGCTGGTGCAAAGGTAGTTGCCTGAAAACGCCATGGTTACGCCTCTAAAAGGTGGACAAGGTCAGGGTATCCCGCTTCACGCAAACGGTTTGCAAGCGTCAAACGGTCTTGCTGCACGGCCTCGTGAAGGTAGAAGGCTACTACCCCCTTGACTGACTCTTTGAAGGCCCTCGCCTGCGCCTGTACGGAAGGATGCGACTGGTCCCCAACGTAGATGATCTTGTCTGCGGCGCGAGCAGCAAGCTCTTCTGTAGTCCAGCCACGATTGTGCGTGGTCTCGACAAAGACGCTGCCTACATTTGTGGATAGAGGTGCTGTGATCATGGGCCTGGCGAATCCGATTTAAGTGGAACGCGGAGCATGCCATCACGGTACTCGTCGCGACGACGACGGCCTTGTTGCTCAACACCCAGACCCTGTATAGCCTCTTTGTAGGACTGACGAAAGTAAGCCATCATGTCGGCTGGCCCCTTGGTGTAGCTGTAGGCTTGAATTAAGCAGGCATACAACAGTGCCTCAGGGGCATTGATGCTGATCCAAGTCGTGGGGTTTGCTGAAGAAATCTGGGGAGGACGGTAAATGTACCCAAGCTCCACTGTGTAAGACGCGCTCGGGGTCGGTGCCACATAAAAAGTGCTCTGGTCCCACACCGAATAATATTTCGGCACTCCAGTAACTGACCCGTTTGGCCAGTACTCTTTCATGAACGAGGTGTCCCTGAAATCCAAAAACACCTGGTCTCCTGCTGCAGGGGTAACCAGCATGTATCGATGCGTCAACATTCCGTTGGGAACGCTTAAAAAACGGTTGGCGGCAGATAAAGTACCCGTAGCTTCAAGCTTGAACACGTCCAGATCAATCTCACGAAGAATCTGGTTCTCCGCCATGGTGATGAACGTGTTAATCACCGACTCAGTGAAGACATTGCTGCCCACCTCGGTATAGTTTCGGATGTTGGTGACAAGTTCGTCGTAGGTCATGAGATGCTCACAGTCACTGATCCAACAACGCCTTGCGCGATGAGCGCCTGGTCCTGGATGTACGGTTGCATGTTGGTGCCACCTCGCACGCTGCCAAAACTTTGAAACGCGGTAAAACCTGGCGCGCCGACAAAGACGGATACGGGCTCAATGCGATCGGGACGCGGATCGCGCAGCGCAATGGCGTCCCCGTTGTAGCGCAACGGCTCAAGTTGTGGCTCTTTGGGCTCGTAATCGTCCGGGCACACCATGAAGCCGCGCCAGTTTTTGCGCAGGGTGTTGTACGGATAGCGCTGGCCACAGTAGTCGCACAGCGCGTTGGAGTATTTGCCTGACGCATAGGCCATGTCATACCCCTAGGTCCGGTACAAATTGCACGCTGGCAGTGTCTCGATCCTCCAGGGCCGCACGTTGGAAGTCTTCTTCATAGATTGCCTTGAGCGCTGCAGCGCGGTCTGCCGCAAACTTGAGCGACAGGTAGTACGCCAGGCCAGACGCCAAGCAAGGCAAGAAGCGAAAATTGACGTCTGCTGTGTTGGTGTACTCCCCCGCATCTTGAATGCGACGGATACGGTAGTAGACGAACGTGTACCCTGCCGCTGGAGCCGGGTAGAAGTAGACCTTGGGAATGTTGGTGCGCTCAACGTAGAACTGCGCAGGACGAGCCTGCGTTGTCTTGTCGGGCACATTCAACCAGTCTTCACGACTGATGCGCTCGATGTAGACGTCCGTGTTGGTGCCCTGGTTGTTCTGTCGAATGACAGCTTCAAGCACGTTGACAACCGACGCATCCAGCGCGATCTCGTTGACACCTGCGGTCAACGGAAAGGTGGCCTGTTCGATTGTCCACAGGTTCAGCCCGCGATTGGCCCAGTCAAGGAACAGCAGGTTGAGCGAGCGTCGTGCTGAGGAGAGCTGATAACCGCTCGTCGACCGCATGCCGCAGCGCTCAAACGCCTCCTCAACCAGGTCGTCAATCGACAGGTTGAATGTGGTTGTGCCTGATGTGGCCATTTAGCAGACCGCTCCGCCCTTTTTATAGGCCTTGGTCATCATGCCGCCGCCCATTTTGCCAACGGGCTTGCCCATGGCCATGCGCTTGTGCTCATTCATGCCGCCTTTGTTGGCCATGCCGCCCTTTTTCATCATCGCGGGGCCAGTGGTCTTACTGGTCTCGGACATTACCTTGTTTTTGGGGCCGCTTTCAACAGCACCACCGCCACGAGTGGCGCAACCCATTCCACGTCCAGCCATATCAAGCTCCTTTTTTCATTGCACGGCCCTTGACGTCGGCCGTTTTACGAGAAACAGCGCGACCCATCTTGTCCGAAGCGGACTTCATGGCCATGCCACCTTTTTTCATCTTGCCAACGCCATCGGCCGCGAAAGAAGGCACTGATTTGCCGCCTTTTTTGACCATCTTCATTGCTGATTTCATGTCATCCGTCCTTTTTGCATGTCATCGAGTTTTTGCTCGATTCGGTTAAACCTTTGGTCCATGTGGGTGACAAGTTTTTCAACTCGATCGTCCACTTCCCTGCGGGTAATGTGGTCTCTGGCGACTTCTTCGCGTGTCCGGTTTAGCAAAATGCCAAGCCTGGACAACTCGTCGAACTTGCTTTTAAGCAAGAACCCCATGAGACCCACAACCGCTGTCAAAACGATGTTCCATACCATCATTTCCATGGCTCAGCACCTCCAGCGCTTTCGCGCTTGGCGCAGCCTGCTGTCTGGGTCCTTGGCAGCTTCTGGAAAATCCTTCATCTGCCCTTCGGACCGCGCACAATACGACGCCCTACGCTTTGCCTCTGCAGCCGACGGTGTCTTGGTAGTCACCGCCGTCTTCAGCTTGCTCCCAGGGTTGGCTTTGCGAAACGCTGCCACGCCCTTTTTGGTCATGCCTGCACCTTCCTTGGTGGCGCGGAAGTTCCCGCTCTTCACCGAGGTTTTGATGCCCATGCCTTTGGAAGCCATTACGCCGCCGCTCCGCCTTCAAACAGCAGGGTGACGCTTGTCACTTCAGCTGAGCCAAAGGTAATGTAGATGCCGTCCTCGAACAAGATGCCCATGTCTGGGATCATCAGGTCTTGCGAGCCTGCGGAAGCAGGGGTCAGCAGCGACAAACGGGCTGTGCCGCTGCTGCCGCCGTCCTTGAGGACAACAGAAGAAGCGGTGGCAGTGTTCGTGAAGTAGACCCCCAGCAGCCGTGCGCGGCCAGCGACGGCCGCCGCAGAGGCCGTCTTCTGTACCGACTTGATATTGCTGGCGCTCATTTAAGGCTCCCGGTTAGGCTGCGATGACAATCGCGCCGTAAGTGGCTGCAGCAGGATCAACAGGGGCCGCTGTGATGTTGGATGCGCGGATAGTCACGGTATCAGCAGCCGAGACAAACGCGTTGAAGATCAGGCCAGCAGCGGGGGCAGCGGGCAAGGCCATGATGACTTCATCACCCACGGCAGCGCCGGCGATGGTAATGGTCAGGTCCGCCTGGGCAGCAGCGCCAATCGAGCCAAAATTCAGGGAAGCGGAGCCGGAGCGCACCTTGGTGATGGTGCTGCCGTCGCCAGCGATAAAGCCGTTCAACGAGCGTACTGGGCCGGAGAAGGTAGTCAAAGCCATGATGATTCCTCATGCGGTTGAGGCGTATCTGTCTGCATGACGTCAGCCCCGGGGCTGTCAGATACACCGAATGAATCCGGGATGGGCACAATATAACCCATATCTGCAAAAAGAAAAAGGGGCCGAAGCCCCTTTTTCTCGGCCGGGAACCCCCAACCCTTTTTCGCTTAGGCTGCGCCTGGCGAACCGAACAAACCGCGTGGGTCGCTGAAGCCGAAGCTGTAGCGTTCACGGGCCTTGTAGCGGACGTTGCCGGTGTCGAAGTCGCCTTCAAAACCAGTCTTCAAGGACACGCGCTCGAACATCTTCATGCCGTTAGGAGCGTCAGTCTTGATGAAGAACGCGTCTGGGTCGGTCAGGAAGTTGTTGATGGTGTAGCCTTGAGAGACCATGCCCATGTTCTTGATCGCGTTGATGTCGTTGTCCGCAGTGCCCACACGCAGTGTGGACTTGAGGATACGGTCAGCCGTGAACTGCAACTCTTTGGGGATGATCAGCTTCAGACCCTGAACCGCGATCTTCAAACCACGTTCGTCGGTGAACGCTTGGATGTCGATCAGAGATTGTTCCAAGGAGGTCTCGGACAAGTCAGCAGGTGTTGCCAGGGTGTTGGACAGGTTAGGACCCGACAGTGTGGGGTGTGCAGTGGAGCACAGAACCACGCCGTCGCCACCGATAGAGGTGGTGAAAGCGCCGTTCAGAACTGCTGCAGCCTTGATCTGCTTGGTCTGAGCCATCGAACGGGCCAAGGCCTTGGTGTAGCGGGCCGACAGACGGTCGTAGAGGTTGTCCTCAACGGCTTCTTCGGTCAGCGAGAACGCCAGGGCGATGGTCTCGTGAGTGTAACGAGCTGTGTAGACTTCTTGCGCCTGGTCGTATGCAACGCCAGCGCCTTCGGTCTTCACAGGGGCTTCACCAAAACCCGATTCCATCACTTCCTCTTCAAACGCGCGGTCCGAAGATTCG